AATGAGTTTGTTCAGACACTTGAAAAAAGAAGTCGAGACAGGAGCTAGTGGAACGCAATCTTACGTAATAAAAAAAGGACCCAATAAAGATAAAATAGCAAAATAAATATGAATCAAAAAGAAAAAAATACCTTAAAAAAACACAGCGAAAATCATTCTAAAAAACACATGAATGAAATGAAAACAGCCATGAATAAAGGAACTTCATTTGATAAAGCTCATAAAGTAGCTGTTAAAAAAGTAGGATTAGCTAAAGGTGGTTTATCTAAAGCACCTGGTTATTCTCCAGTTATGGGGGCAAATAAATTTGATTACCCTAGTGGGGGGATATTAATTAATAAGAAAGGAAAGAAATAATGGATGGTATACAGTTAATATATAAACTAAAAAAAGAAGTGAGTGAACTAACTGATAGTGTATCGGATATTTTAATCAATGGTGAAGTTGACAATTGGGCTAAATATCAGTATATGGTAGGACAGTTAAAAGCATATCAACAAATAAATCAGGAAATCTCTATCCTGCTTGAAAACAAGGAGCAAAATGATAATGAAGACACAGACGAACTCAACACCGAAAATTAGTATCCCAGATACATCTTTAATCGGTTTAAAAAAATCAGAACCAGAGAAAAAAATAACAAAAGAAAAAACAAAACTTCCAATGCCTACAGGTTGGAGACTTTTAGTTTTACCTTTCAAAATGAATGATAAAACTAAAGGTGGAATTCTTATGAATGATTCAACACTAGAGAAACAACAAGTTGGTTCTCAGTGTGGAAATGTTTTAGCTGTTGGACCAGAAGCATACAAAGGAAAGAGATTTGAGAACTCTGGCCCTTGGTGTAAAAAAGGAGACTGGGTAATGTTTGCACGTTACGCAGGTTCAAGAATAAAAATACAAGGTGGGGAAATCCGTTTGCTAAACGATGATGAAGTTTTAGCTACTATAGATAATCCCGAAGATATCTTGCATGAATATTAAACCAATAAACATAGGAGACGACTATGCAGAATGATGACGATAAAATAATTGACTTACCAACAGAAGGTCCTGGTGTTGAAGTAACTTTACCAGAAGAAAATATAACACCTGAAATAGAGATTCCAGAAATAAAACCAGAAGGTGAAGTAGAGATTAAAGAATCAGTTGAACAAGTTGAAAAACCTGCTGAATTAATTTCTGAAGAAAAAACAATTAAAGAAGATCCTAAGACAGACTTAGAAGAGTATAGTGATGGAGTTAAAAAGAGAATTGCTAAACTTACTAAACGTATGCGTGAAGCAGAACGTCAAAGAGACGAATCTACTAAGTATGCTAAATCTGTTATAGTTGAACAAAGATCTCTTAAAGATAGATTAGCAAAAATAGATAAAGGTTTTGTTTCTGAAATGGAAAACAGAATTGTTTCTGGTATAGAAGCTGCCCAAGCTAAGTTATCTACTGCTAGAGAAAATAGTGATCTTAAAGCTGAAGTAGAAGCTTCAAAAGAAATAGCTAAATTAGGTTATGAAGAAGCTAGATTAGCTGAGATGAAAATCAAACAAGCTGATCAGGAAGAAAAAGAAACAAGACAACCAATAAAACAACCCATTATTCGACAAGAACAGGAGTTACCTAAACCAGATGCAAGAGCAACTGAATGGGCGGAAAAAAACGCATGGTTCGGAAAAGATGAACCTATGACTTATACGGCTTTTAGTTTACACAAAAAGCTAGTAGAAGAAGAAGGTTTTGACCCTCAAACTGGTGATTATTATGTGGAATTAGATAGAAGAATAAAGCTTGAATTTCCCCATAAATTTGGTAAAACTATAGAATCAACGATCAAACCTACTCAGAATGTAGCTTCTGCTACAAGAGGAGTTAATAGGGCAGGTCGCAGAACTGTGCAACTCACATCATCACAGGTAGCAATTGCTAAAAAACTGAATGTGCCACTTGAAGAATATGCTAAACAATTAAACATAGAGGAGTAAATTGCATATGAAAAAAAATGAAACTAACGTAACCGAAGAAATTAAAACGGAGGTTATAGAAGAAGTAATAAGAGACTCCCGTGCGTCTGACGATAGAAACGCTACAGCGAATAAAGTCGTATGGACACCACCCTCATCTTTAGATGCTCCACCTGCGCCGGATGGATTTCACCATAGATGGATAAGATCAGAAAGCTTAGGCTTTGACGACAGCAAAAACATTACTGGTAAATTAAGATCAGGATATGCTTTAGTTCGTTCGGAAGAGTACAAAGATTCTAATTATCCTATTGTTGAAGACGGCAAATACAAAGGTGTCATCGGAGTAGGAGGTCTGTTGCTGGCCAGAATACCAATAGAACTCGCAAAAGCACGTCAAAAATACTATAGCGATAGAGCTAAAGATAATGACGAAGCCGTAAAGAACGATCTTCTAAGGGAACAGCACCCGAGCATGCCTATCAGTTATGATAGTCGCTCTAGCAAATCTTTCGGTGGTAAGTAAAAGTTTTTTAACAATTACGACCCAACGGATTTAAATTAACCGTGACTAGAAATAGTCACAAACAGAGGATAAAACTATGGCTAATCAAGATAGCGCTTTCGGTCTAAGACCGTTAAAGACTGTTGGTCAACAAGATGATTCCACTGGAATGACGCAATACAATATATTACCTGGCGATGCCAGTTTAATGTATCAAGGTTCTTTGGTTATAGGAGTAGCAGCAGGATATGTAGATATCGCAGCAGCAGCTTCAACAGCTAATCTGGGCGCATTCTGGGGATGTTTCTATGACGACCCAACAACACAAAAACCTACGTTTAAAAACTACTACCCTGGTGCAGTTACACCAGTAAATTCTGGAGCAATCGAATGTTTTGTATACGATAGCCCTTACCAGATGTTTGAAATTATGTCGGACAATGCGGGAGCATCTGCACAAGCAGATATTTTTGCAACTGCTGACATTACAAACGCAACAGCAGGTAGTACATTAAACGGAGTGTCGGGACAGACTCTAGGGGACGGATCTCTAGGAACTGCAGCGGCTCAACTAAAAATAATCGGAGTCTCTAGAGACCCTAAAAATAGTGATTTAACAAGCGCCAATGTAAATTGGAGAGTTATGATTAATGAGCATTTATTAGGATCTGGGGTAGGAGGAGTATAAATATGGCTATATCACGACAACAACTCGTAAAAGAGCTTGAGCCAGGTTTAAATGCCTTGTTCGGCCTTGAGTATAAAAGATACGATTCTGAGCATGAAGAAATTTATGCGAAGGAAACATCAGACAGAGCTTTTGAAGAAGAAGTAATGTTATCTGGCTTTGCCAATGCTTATGTAAAACCTGAGGGTTCTGCAGTTGCATTTGACAACGCACAAGAAACATACACTGCGAGATACACAAATGAAACTGTGGCTCTTGCATTTGCTTTAACAGAAGAAGCTATGGAAGACAATTTGTATGACAGACTTGCGTCTAGATATACAAAAGCACTAGCAAGATCTATGGCTAACGCTAAACAGATTAAAGCTGCTACACCACTTAACCAAGGTTTACCACTTGTGGATAACTTTGATTCAGGTGATGGGGTTTCTTTATTCAACACAGCTCACCCAACGATTGCGCAAAATGTGTCTAACACGTTGACAACACCAGCAGACTTAAACGAAACTTCATTAGAGCAAGCAATGATTGACATTGCAGGCATGACTGATGAAAGAGGTTTAAAAATTGCAGCTAGAGGAATGAAAATGATTGTTCCTTCTGAAAATCAATTTAATGCTGAGAGATTGTTAAAATCTCAAGGAAGAGTTGGAACAGCTGATAATGATATCAATGCACTGAAAAACATGGGAATGGTTCCTGAAGGTTACAGAGTAAATCATTATCTTACTGATCCTGATGCTTTCTACATCATAACTGATGTTCCTAACGGAATGAAGTACTTTGAGAGACTACCTATCCAAACTAAAATGGAAGGTGACTTTTCAACTGGTAACGTTAGATATAAAGCTAGAGAAAGATACTCTTTTGGAGTTTCTGACTATAGAGGTATCTACGGCGTTGCAGGTGCTTAATCAATAAATTAAAAGAGGCTGCCTAAAAACAGCCTCTTTTTTAACTATAACAAGGTGTGTAAATGAAAAAAACTCTAATCACTATTTGGGCCTACAGTCATCATGCAAAATTTAATATTGAACATGCTGAAGATACAGCTGAATCTGTTGAACAAGCAGTACTTGACAAACTAGGAGAAAATACTATAGTGTGGGAGTATCTCGGAAACAACTATAATGACGGGATAAATCGAATAACTTATGAGGAGGTTATAGATGATACAAGACCTATACAAAGCAAAAAGGTCCTTGGAGTTGAAGTGGGAACAGGAGCATATTAGTGAAGATAGATATACTCTTGAAATGGTCAGAATTGATGACAAAGTTAGAGAAGTCATTACTAAGATCAAGCTTGAAGAAGCTAGAATTGCTCACTTACAGAACAACGTAGAAG